AACTATACCGTGCGCCCTGTTTTGGTGGTACAACCCAGTATCACCATTCACACGATACCACCCGGAATTATAAATTTCATTTGCATTTCCATTAGTTGTAAGTGCTCCGGCTGTTCCTGCGTACCCTGCATTTGCCGCACTGCCAGCTGTGTTTCCCGAACAGTACCCAGCGGTCCCTGCATATGTTGCATTTGCCGCACTGCCAGCTGTGTTTCCCGAACAGTACCCAGCGGTCCCTGCATATGTTGCATTCCCTACAGTTCCATATATGTTGTCCGCGTGAACCTGTCCTGTTCCTGAGAAGTGACTAGCCCCCCTGTCATCATATGTCCAGCCTATACCCATCAAATGTGCACGCCCCTTGACAAGCTGAATACGAATACGATCATACAACTGACACCCTGTTATAGTTATAAGACACACTCCATCGTGATCGTATCCAGACGGGTTGAGATTCCGAACACTATTAATAGCCTGATGCCGTGTTATAAACATGTAATTTCCGTCAGTTTTGCGACCATAAATGTCAAAATAACGACAATTTGACCAATTAAGGTGAGCAATGTAAGCTGTTTTTGCATTCGTAGGAACGGTATAGTTTACCCACCCACTACCCGTGCCATCGCCATCGAGAACTGAATACAAAGTTCCTATATGACCGTCACTCGCTGAAAAGTGAAGTATAGAGTGCCAATACCCGTTATTAGGGTCGGCGGACCAGTCTCCAGCCGCAGAAACTTCTGAATAGTCTGTTGCTTTTGTATAAGCGGCAAACACTCTTCCACCTGCACTTGTTGCATACGCTGCATTTGTAGCACTTGCTGCACTTCCAGCCGTGTTTCCCGAACAGTACCCGGCTGTCCCTGCATATGTTGCGTTTGTCGCACTTGCCGCACTACCGGCTGTATTACCCGAACAATATCCGGCCGTCCCTGCATATGTTGCGTTTGTCGCACTTGCCGCGCTCCCCGATGTGTTTGCAGCATTATTTGGTATGTCTCCTGACACGAGTGCACGGAACGAAGGGGCACCAGATCCAGATGTCGGCCCGGCAAAGACAAAGTTTTGTGATGTTGAGGTTGCTCCAGTTCCGCCATTCGCAATAGCCAACGTCCCTGTAGCTTGACCCATAGGTATAGAAGTAAGAGACGCTCCGGACCCCGCAAACGTGGTTGCAGTGACAGTTCCAGATACATCTAGAGCTGTCCCGGGATTCGTCTTCCCGATACCCAAATTCTGTTGGAAATACGCCTTGGTCCTATCGGCATACAAAAGATCGTACGACCCGGCCGTGTCAAAAGGACTTGTAATACAGAACCCGCCATATGACTGGCTAGCGACCCGGAACCCCTTCAAATCAATTGATGTCCTCTGGGAACCGAATGTTCCGGTCGGGGCAACCTGCAAAGAAAAGGACACGAGGTTTGCAGTTGTCGAAGACAGGTCCGGACACTGAAGTGTCATGATGCGAGCTGCATCTCCGATATCTGCATTCTGTGAAAATGTAACGGTCGATCCAGGTGCATTAAGTGTCACAGTTGTTGCTCTGCTATCAGTTGATGCACCGATAAGCATACCTCCCCATACATGAAGAGGCTTTGAAGGAGTCGCCGTACCGATACCTAATCTCGAGTTTGTCGAGTCCCAAAACAATCCTGAAGAGGAACCAGGTGCTGATCCAGCTCCACCGCCGTACAAAACCTGTCCGGCTGTGTACGCACCCGAAGATGCCAATGCACTCGTGGATGATGCGTACAATAGACCTCCACTCGTGAAACTCGTAATACCGGTCCCTCCATAAGCAGTTCCTAAAGCATTTGTCAGATTGAGTGTAGTCGCGACGACAGTTCCACCGACCGTCAGAGGGTTTGCAACACTGGTCGTGTTGATACCTACATTTCCCACAAAGTAAAGGGTCGTCGTACCGGTCCACTGTGAGCCTATGTAGGGTGTTCCGTTTTGGCGGAAGGTCCCTGTAAAGTTGAGGTCGCCGGTAATATCCATCGCATATGCGGGGTTGGTTTTGCCGATACCCACCTGACCGCTCGGGTTGATAATCAGAGCGGTCGAAGTCGTAGACGTCTGGAAAGACGCTACATTACCCGCCCCGAGCTGCTGAACAGTAAATGCATTTCCGACTGCTGAACTTCCAGTCACAAATACATTTGAAGCCAAGATACTCAGGGGCTGAGTCGGAGCACCCTGTGTAAAGCTCATCTAATAGAGTGAAACATTTGTTTATGTCGACCAATATAAACACCCGGTACTTGGGTTATTCCCATGGCTGGGAAGAACAGTTGAAATCTGACAAGCGTAATTTGTGAAACTTCCAGTCGTTGAGAATGTAAACTTGACAAAGGCGGCTGTTCCCGTATTGTAGTTTGACTCTAAGAGACCACTTGACCCGCTAAACAACTGTGTCCATGGAGCCGTTCCAGTGTTTGAGCCCCACACAGCTATGCTTCCAATTGGATTGTAGTTTGCACCATTGAGGCCAATATACACAGATGTAAAGACAATTCCGGAAGAGAATTGAACACGAGTGTAGTCTCCGGCAGTACTCGTTCCGGGGAGGTATGAATTGAAAGGAGACCCTGGACTTGAAGGGAGACCAGTCCCTGGGCTATATACACCACCTTCATCCCATACTGTGCTATTCAATGGGCTCGTGCCATACAGAGTAACAGCCGGTCTATTACTGAAAATTGGAGAGTAAATCGTGTATGAAAAACCATACCATGTCCCAGTCGCTGTAGGGCTTGCAAAAAGACCGAATATCAATTGTGTTGACCCACTAAACTGGGCAACTGTTGTCAGTCCACTTTTATTCGTTGCAGAGACGGTATATGTGTTTGGAAGAATAGGGGTTGAATTTACTACCAAATTAAGTGCATAATCTGTTGAGCCCGTGACAGCGAGTCCAGCTCCGGTCGGCCCAAACCCCCATGTAATCCCATTTGCCGGTTGTAGTGCTGTTTGAGCAACTGTAATTGTTTGCCCTGAAACCAAAGCGAAATTACTCCCTGGATTCACAAGGACGGCCGGAAGGACTGGGCGACTCGTCATCTGGATGTAAGGAATAGGTGATGCCGTGCGCGCAATTTCAGCCGCACTCAGTACTCGGTTGTAAAACTTCATAGAGTAGATGTTCACATTTGAAAAGGGGTCTAGCCCAGTTGCATTCGACTGTGCAATCAAGCTACTCGGGAAGCTTCCATTCGGTATGATTGTAATACCGGTAAGTGTCGCTTGGAGAGACCCGTTGACATACATTTTCAGAGACCCAGTACTCGATGGGTCATACACACACACAACCGTTCCACTCACCGTGTTTTGTGGGAATGTGCTTGTAGATGTCACCGTCTGTGCAGAGCCTCCGCTAAAGTTACCAAAGTTGATTGTACTCGCCGTTCCGTTTCTGTACACTATGATTGAATTTGTGTTTCCCCCTGCAACCCCAAAGTCAAGTATGCGCTCGTAAGCTGGTTGAAAGCTTCCGGTCCATGCAAACTGAAACATGATTGAATATCCAAGGGACATGGTGATTGTGGTCTGACCAAAATTGATGAAGTTACCCGCACTGTACCCTGCTCCGGTGAATGCGACATTCGAGGTACTAAACACAGGTGCACTCGTCGTTGTGTAAGCAGGGTAAGTAGCAGTTGGACCAAGGAATACCTGTGGTATAACACCTGTTGTGTTTGTCTGATAGTACTGAGTCGCAAGTGAAAGCACGGTTGTTCCACCGGACACGTATGAAGGGCTCGCAAGACCAAAGGGGGCTGACCCTGGTGTGAAGGTTGCCGTGGGAACTGTTCCACCTTGAACAATACGAAGGTCTTGGATGTACCCCTTTGCTGTATTTCCAGTGAAAAAGTCAGTACCGACCTGAAGTGCGTGTGTAGAATCAAAAGCACGAGCCGAACCTGTGAGCGAACCAACCGTTGCCCCTACAGTTCCATTCACAAACACATAGGTCTTTTTTGCTACGGAATCCCAAGACCCAGCCAAGTGATACCATGTGTTGTACTGAAGGGCTGTCGAGTTTCTGGCCTCAAATGCGTTATTCGTTGTGTTGTACATGTAAAAGTCGGCATAGTTCCCCTGGTAAAAGAATAGTCCCCATACCTCGGTTGAGGTGACTGAAGCACCAGATACAGCCGCTATGTGCTGAATCTGACCAACCCCGCCACCTCCTGCGCCAGTCGAGTAAAACCAGCACTCGACAAATAGATTACTTGAAGCAGTGTCAAAGTGGCCAGGATGATTTGTCCCGAGATTCACATAGTTCCCGGTTGGGCCCGGAAGTGATAACCAACTGGGGTAAAAGTGCTGCTCGTACAAACTCAGAACAGTTGAACCACCGGTGACATATGGGGGTTGACCAAGCCTAAAAGGTGCAGTGACTGGCGTGAAGCTTGTTGTTGGTACAATACCACCCTTAATCACGCGCATGTCGTTGATGTACCCATTCCATGCATACACGGATGGCATGTTAATTGGATTGAATCCTATATAAGTTTGAGTCACTGTGTACCGGGCAGGGTTACTTGCGGTTGACGGTGTTCCTATGTTTCCATTGACCCATACATAGGATGTCTGATTCACAGTGTTATATGCAAAGGCCACGTGATACCACTGTTGAACATTCAGAGTGGAGGTGTTGTAAGCGGCTCGAAGAATAGACCCGTTCTGAGTATACATGTAGGATGTTAACTTTCCGGTGTTATCTGTATACATTCCGAAATCCTGAACCGTATTTCCGACATTCTCACGCTCATAAATACCACCCCCAGACGTCGCTGTCCAGTTTGCGCCGTTCCAATAGACCCATGCCTCTACAAAGACGTTCGATGTGCTCGGATCAAAGTTGGTCGGGTGACTTGCTGGTAAAAGCATGTAGTTTCCAGAAGTCCCCGGAAAAGAAAGCGCCGTATTGCTGGTTGGTGCCCCTCCATAAGTTATGGTTGCTGTTCCTTGGAGTTGGCTTCCGCTCACTCCGGACCCTGAACCATAAGTTACGGCGGCTGTGCCTTTGTAAACCTGGGCGTTGGTAGCCGTCAGGCTCATCTAGTTTTAGGGGAGATTAGTTTGGTGGCGTAGGCCACGTAGGATTGGCTGGATCTGGTGTATTTGCGGGCAAGTCCCGAAGAGCTTGACGATATGCAATCCATTCAGCCTTTTTGTCATCTGATAATGGACGATCCGAAACTGTCACTGTCCAGTCACATGCTGCAAGTTTCTTGTCGCGCTGTTCACGAAGCCATGACCACTGATCTGCGGTTGCGCGGTCAATCGCTGCTTGGTCAAACTGAAAATCATATGATGACCCATTCTTCACAACTTTAATGAAATGAGAGTGAAATTCTTCTGGTACCTGGAGATGCACGAGTTTCGTCTGGTCATAATCTGGACCTGGGGCAACTGGGTCAATGTCATCTCCGTAGTAGTTTGAAATTATAGTATCACGTGTTGTATCAATAACGGCAAAGAATTTGGACATTCCTATTTAGTAGTAAGAAATAATCATACACTTTGTAACCCAGTAACCAGATGTTGTAGTTGTATTCACTTTGAAGTCAAATCCTGTATAAGTACTACCTGCAGCATTCCCACGAATAGAAACTTGGAAATCGCCTGCATTATTTGTTGCATGGTAACTCGTCGGTACAGGGGCTCCTGTAAGCTGATTTGCATTACTGTCATTACACCACCCGCAATTGTATAAAAACGAGCAGTACAGACAGTATGGATTATTTGCGGCTGTGAGCCAGGTTATTGATACGAGATATGTTGTAGGTATGGTATACTGCCCCGACGATAGTTGAGAAAGTGCTCCCGGAGCTACAAGTTGATACCATGTTCCACCTGTCCATGTTTGTGTTGCTGATGTTGTAGAGTAGGTAGCCGCATTCATATCGAGGCGCATAGACCCATATATATGAAGCGGTCTTGTGGGGACGGCGGTCCCGATACCTACATTTCCAGTTCCTAGAATAGTCATTTTTGTCGAGTATGTCGTTCCATCGAATGTTCCGAATGTTTGTTTTCCCTGATTTGTTGTTCCATATGGGAATACAAGGGAATGTTCATATGGTCCACTTGCCATGTCAGTTCCAAGACCCATCCACGCATTTGCATCGGCTGTAAGATCATATGTCTGGAAGCGAACACCCGTACCAGAACCGTTATTTGCCACCGTAATTGCCGCATCAGTAAGTGCCCCGCCGGCACGTTTCACAACGAGAGGTCTTGTTGGATTTGTCGTCCCGATACCTACATTACCCGATGCAACTATACGTGCGCGCTCAACGTAACCAACTCCTCCATTGTAAGTAGTAAAAGAGAGATACCCTCCACCACCTGAATCTGCAAGTCCACCAGAAATCTTAGCCTGGCCACCGGTTCCAGCACCCGAACCAGCACTTGGACCAAAAATCATAGAAACTGACTGGGTATTATATGTTGTCTGCGTTGCATTGTTTCGCAGGTACAAAGGAATGGCTTCTGAATTTACAGCAGATGCCACAACCTCAAGCGGGCTTCCAGGATTTGTCGTTCCTATACCGACATTACCGCCTTCAGCAATAGTCAATCTCCGACCGTTATTTGTGCCGTACCAGTGTGTCCTTAAATGAAGCTTTTGACTGTAATTTCCAGTCAGTGTTGTGTTTTCAATTTCCATACCGACTAACGGCCCGTTCGAATCATTGACATTGTAGTATCCTACGTATCTGCTAGCAGACGTAGAATCGTAGCTTCCGAGTGAAATGCTACCACCTCTTATATCTAGTGCAGCCGTTGGAGCTGAATTACCTATACCCACTTGTGAAGACGCCAATACCTGTGTCGAACTGATAAAAGGAACAGTCAACGTATCAAAGTTGAACACGGTATTTGTCGAGTTTGATGTGAAACCCTGGGTCACCACATTGCCAGTAACTTGCAGGGCATTCACACCCGGGTTGGTCGTGCCGATACCAACACCTCCTTGAACTATGAGACCGTTGGTCGGTGCCAGGGTTGACTGGTAGCCCGAGCCTATGGCGACACCACCACTCACAGTCAAGAGCGACCCGGGGTTGGTCGTTCCGATACCGACGTACCCGCTCTGTGCCCAAGAGCTCGTTATTGTACCCGCATAATTGACAAAGCGCAAGTCATTCGTTCCGTTTTGATCGTAACCGCTAATTATAGTCCACTGCGGAACTGTACCGCTTGTCACGTTATTGAAAAAGTCTATACGACTGGCCCTATTCGTTGAACCAGCCCCGGCCCTCAAGTGAAGTCGAGCCTGTCCAGTTCCTCCCGAGGAATCTACATGGACCGTTGGGTTATTTGAAGATGTATCATACAAGTGCAAAAGACTGCCCGGTGTACCACTACCTGTAGGACTTGTAGTGCCTATACCCACACTGCCAGTGTTGTAATAAATTGAACTTCCAGAAGTTGTCCATTGTGTACCTGAACCGAGTGTTGTTATAGTTCCTTTGACTATACAGTTTCCGTTAATGTACACATCTGAAAACACGTTCGATTTCAGATATGTTGCCATCTAGTTTCTACATAGGTTTTTATGCGCCAGGGCTCCTTTGGAGTCGGTCAGCCACGAGCCCAGAGGGCTCGGTTCTAGGCCTGAGCCTCTGACCAGTACAGATTGTATGACGAAGTTGTGATATTCTGATTGAGGGCCGCAGCAGCAATCATGAGCGTATCAGGTCCGTCTGGATAGAAACGGTTCCCGCCAATAACCGTGTTGGACAACTCCTTGAGTGACGACAAATCGATAGTTGCTTGTGTTCCACCGAGACAAAACATAGAAAAGATGCGCTCACCCGAACCAACCGTCCAGGCACCACCGGTCCAAGCGGTCGAGTACTGTGTAAAGCTGGGCTGGCCGCCTTGTGTAACTGAGTTGATAGGAAGCCATGTGAATGTGCTCGACTCGAAACCAGCCGGGTTCAAAACACCGAAGATGTTCAGGGTTCCGTTAGCACCTACGCACGTTGCATCGAGCTTCTGGAGCAACAACTGGGCACGGTTCAGCAAATCACGGATCCCGATATCACCAACAATACCGTTACTCACTGAAGGTGACAGACGAATGAAAAAGAGAGGGGTCGGAGCTGCTCCAGCAGTCAAGCTGCTCGTGTAATTCAACTGGAAATTGAAGAAATACCCACGATCCTGATCAAACTGACCATCCATAATAAAGGCCGAACCCCAGTGAGTCAGAGACGGCGAACAAGTACACGACACCAAGTTGACTGATGTTCCGGTGGCGTGCGTCGAGGCCACACTCCCTGAAAATGTCTTGGCCGTATCAGCAATATTGTAGGACAGAGTTGCGGCCCGACCGAGACCGGTCAGGGTGTACGTTGTCTTTCCCGTATAGGAAATGAGTTCCTGGTCAATCATGACTGTTCCGGCCGTGGGCCAATAGGTTGTTGAGTCATTCAGTGTCAGAGTCGAATCACCAGTACCCATAGAACCTGCGAGCGTAGAAATTGCCGAGTTGCTCTCGTTCACAATCTCGTAACGCACAGGCATATTACCGGTTCGCATATAGGCTTCGTCATTCACGTTATTATTCGCAATCCGGTGAACCATTGTCCAGGCTCCGTTCACGCCACGAATCATAAAGTCGACGAAACCAGCGCCGTACCATGTGTACTGGATCCCAAGCATTTGCATGCGTGTGAGATCAAGTGAGTATCCACTTGCCCCGGTACCATCCATAGTATCTCTGTTCCACTGGGATTGTGGAATGCGGACTTCGATAATTTTGCACGCCTTGACACCAGTCGTGATATTTGAGGCACCACGGAAAGGTGGGTTAAAAGTCAGAGAAGTCTGAGACGCAATACTTGTAATGGTATGGGTCATACCACGGACCGTAATACGCTGACCGACCTTGAGCTGATCCTGGAACCGGGTATTCGAGTCACCAGTCAAAGTCTGAGCGTTCGCATTGACAGTCACAAGACCAGCAATCTGAAATGTACTCGAGCGCTTGACGACCCAAAGAGTCTGGCCATCAAACTCGAAAAACAGACCGTTCTGGTCCTCGAATGTCCCGGCCCTGACACTTGCTCCGTGCCAGTTATTCATAACGAATCGAGGCTGGTCGCCGAGGACTGCGGTCGTTGCACCGAGTGTCTGAGTCGCCAAGAATGTCACAGTTGTAGACTCGACGACGCTCGCAATCGTATATGTTCCGTTGTACCCAGAAGTTGTAACACCTCGAATGATGATTGTGGCTCCCTGTTGAGGAGCTCCGTGTGCAATATCAGTCACACAAGTTATAGTCGAACCGACAGTCGTTCCAGTGGCTGTCAGACTGACAATATCGTTATTCGGGCAGAAGAGTGTACCCGAAGACCACAAAAACCCCTTGCCCGATTGGTACCTGAAAACTTTCTTTGATTGACGGCACACGTTTGATCCATATGCAGGTTGATTGGGTGACATGAGCACACCCCCATCGAACGGGCGGTGGACCGTGTAAGAATAAGGCTGGACATACATCGAACCTCCGGTGCTTGTCCCTGTGCCCGTCACAGAAGTCTGAGAGGTGAATGTAAAGGTTGTCGCGGTAGGTACAGAATCGATGAAAAAGTTACCCTGAGTGCTTGTTCCGAGGGTTCCAGTAACGGCCGTCCAAGATGTGACCGTGATTGGGGTTCCGGGCATGAGGCCGTGGTTGGTCGTGGTGGTGACTGTTACGGTCGTGCCCGATTGGGACACTGAACCGGCCGATACGGCCACCTGAATTTTTGCATTTCCGTTGTTAAAAATACCCCCACGGCGAACAACTGTGTAGGCTGTATAGATTGATGCTCCACCAGCATTTGAAACAGTTCCACCCTTGGCAAAGTAGGTGAAAGATGTGGATGTCGTATTTGCGGTCACCAAAAAGAAACCCTCTGCGCGATCGGCGCTCTTGTTTGAGTTTGCGAGACCTGTAACAGTCACGATGCTTCCGATAGGGGGAGGTGTAGTCGTAAAGACTGTTATGGTCGAGGGCGTTGTTGTGGTTCCGTTTGTCTGAACATCCGTGACGACCAGATCAGTTCCTGGAATCTCATAAAAACTTGGTGTTTTGCGAACCTCCTGGTAATTCTGCCACTTGGTAGCTTGGAGACCATATTCAAAATCGGCATCGATGACAGATTGGCCGAGCGAAACACGCTGGCGTTCAATGGCATCGGTACCAAAATCGTAGGGGCGAGTTTGGTTATTGATGATGAAAGGCATCCTAATAAACCCACAGGGTTTATTTCCCGCCGACAAATGAGTCCTTCGGACTCATAGTTTAGATAAAAGACCACTTATTACCGACGCCAGTCCACATCAGAGTTACAGAGGTCCATGCGAGTTGAATAGATGCACTCGTCTGGCCGTCTATTGTATCCGAGCCCGACATTTGGATAGTAATGTTATAGGAAGCGTTTCTACCTGCCAACCCGGACTCATCTTTGATTACATAAAGTTTGCCTCTGGTCAAGGTTATACCCTGCGGAATTGTGACCGTTCCACCATTTGACATTCCGATATAGTAGTCTGCGCTCGTTGCTGTATAGGCCGTAGTTTGACCCGTGACAACCTGTGACACGACAATTGAAGATGTAGCCATAGGGCTTGGCAGATACGATGCCAAAGGTGCAACACTTACAAATGTACTTGTCGAAAGGAGCGTCACCGAAGTTGAAGGACCGAAGGTTGCATCCAGGTAGTAATATTTGGTCGTGTCCGTGACTGGGATCGGGAGCATAATAGATGTGCTCGGGTCCTGGGTATATGTCGGGGCGTACTGGTAAATGTACGGACCTATTGTGGCTGGCAGAGCCGCATCGGTCGATGTCGAGCCGATACCAACCTGCATGACTGTTTGGACCGAAGGATTGAAGCAGACTGTTACATTGTAGACACCAGCCTGGAAAAACTGAAAGTTACCATTCGGGCTCATTTGGATAATTGGACTTGTGCCTGTTGTTGTCCAGCCAGCACCAGATGTCATGGTCACGTGATATGTATTTGAGGCGCTCGTCAAGGGACTTATTTGGGCCAAGGGTGTTGGCAAAGTTGATCCCGAAGTTGTCAAGAGCAGACCGGCCGATGCATTCTGACCGGTACTCACATAATTGCCAAAGGGTGCAATCTGGATATAGGTACCGTTCTGCGAACCGGACACGTTTGTTCCGGTCGTCAGATAATACGTACCCGAAGTAGATGAGCTTCGGCAGAATATGTCAATGTAGTAATAATTTGATATGTTCTGAACATTAATAGGTATTATGATTGCATCGCTCGGGCTTGCGGCCGATGAGACCGTGTACACATATGTATAAGCACTGGTCGTGACTGGAAGTGTCGATGTGCTATTTGTTCCGAGGGCCACTTTAACCACGGGCGAGTCCATCACGAAGACCATAACAAGCTGGTAGAGGCCGGTCGAGCTAAACTTGATGAGACCCTGGGCCGTAATTGTATAGTTTGAAACGGCCTGGACTGCATTCTGTGTGAAGCTCTGCAGAGGTACGTGATAGGCCTGCAAAACAGGCACGTCAGAGCTCGATGAAAACGATGTACCGGTCGCCAGGTTTGTTCCGAGAGTCAACAGAATACCTTGACTTGTGCCGTTCCAAGCACCGCTAATAGTTCCTGTAGCTATCACATTATTTGTGACGAGCGAGTTTGAGGCGTAGATGTTTCCGGTCACTTGTAGTGTCGTTGCCCCCACAGACCCGGTCATGACGACAGTTCCGGTCAGAGTTGGTCCGGCCGAAAGTACAACTGAGCCCGTGCCGGTCGATGAAGTCCAAACGGGTGCGGCAGATATCGTGCCCGTGCCAGTCTGCGAAAGGAATGAAATGGTCGTTGATGTAGAGCCGGCCAAACGGGTCCCGGACCCGCTCGCACCCCCGTAAATGAGATCGCCCAAAGTTGTCATGGGCGACAAGGCATTGAAAGCTGTTGTCTGGGTCGTCTGGCCAGTTCCTCCGTATGCGATTGAGAGTGTCCCGTAAGAGGGGGCTGCACCCGTGCCACCCGAAAGGAGCGGCTGGCCGGTCGTGCCCGTGGCAGTCGAGCCGGCAGTTGTTGCAGATGTGGCGTACAGTACTCCGTTTGTAGTCAGACCAGACAGGGTTGTGATACTCGAGGTTGAGATTCCTGTTATGCGTCCGTAAGTGTCTACCACGATCGTCGGGATCGATGTTGAACTGCCGTACGTACCGGCCGCACCAGGACTAAATGAGACCGTGGGCAAATCAGCCGAGGCCAGTACTCGATAGGTCACTCCACCGGTCGAGCCACTCGGGGATCCCAGAAACTTGTTGGCCGTAACCGCAGAGCCATCAGCACCGGTTCCGCCATAATTTGTGGCCAGAACAGTCTGCAAGGAAAGAGTTCCCGTGACGTTAACATTCGTAGAGTTTGAAGTAAAGCCCGCCGATATGATATTTGACGTCTGGAGAGCATTTGAGGCGTAGATGTTTCCAGCCACTGACAAGTTTGCACTCACGGCCGATGTTCCGATACCAACATTCGAGATGTAGTAGATATTACCGGTACCGGTTGTCCATTGACTGCCTATGATGGTGCCCCACTGGACTCCCGCCCCGGTTCCAGTTGTAATCAGGGTCTGATTCAGACCGGCCGTTGTTCCGTTGACCAAGAGACTTGAAATATTGAGAGTGCTTGTGATGTTTGTGTTTGTAGAGTTTGATGTCAGGCTCGTTGCCAGGATATTTGCAGTCTGAAGAGCATTTGCTGCATATACATTATTGGTCGTCGAGACTGGGCCAGATACTGCGAGAGACGTGAGTGTTCCAACCGAGGTGATGTTGGTCTGGGCAGCCTGCAATTGACTGGCCGAAAAGGCCCCGATGATGACATTTGAGGCATTCAAGTTGGATAAGGTATTACCAGACCCCGAAAACCATCCAGAAGTTGTTACACCTGTAACTGATAGACTGGTCAAAGTTCCGACCGAGGTAATGTTGGTCTGGGCAGCCTGCAATTGACTGGCCGAAAAGGCCCCGATGATGACATTTGAGGCATTCAAGTTGGACAGGGTATTTCCGGACCCTGAAAACCAGCCAGAAGTTGTCACGCCCGTAACGGCAAGCGATGTGAGTGTCCCGACCGAGGTAATGTTGGTCTGGGCAGACTGGAGCTGGGTAGGCGCTAGAGCCCCAAACGCAACATTCGAGGCGTTAATATTTGAAAGGACGTTTCCGCCACCCGAGACTATGGCGCCCGTGAAATTGACACTCCCGGTCACTGTCAGGTTTGTCGTAAAGGTGTTTGCAGTCGTGATTGAATTGCTAATGTACGCATTTCCGGCAACTGTCAAGTTTGAATTGATTCCGGTGGATGTTCCGATACCGACATTTGAGTTCTGATAATAAATAGGGTTCCCGATAACACCGACCCACTGTGAACCTATGAAACCAACGATATTCGTAGTGTAAATATTGGCTATATTGGCCGTTAAGAGGTTTGCACTGCCTGTTGCGACATTGAGTGTGTTTATGTTGGCAGTTCCAGAAACATTTAGGCTCGTAAGTATTCCGACGCTCGTAATATTTCCCTGAGCAGCCTGCAATTGATTAGCGGCGAAGGCGCCGATAGTCACATTCGCGGTATTGAGGTTCGAAATCGTATTTCCGGATCCTACAAACCAACCAGCTGCCGAGGAGCCCGTGACTGATAAACTGGTCAGAGTACCAACCGAGGTTATGTTTGTCTGAGCGGCTTGTAACTGGTTCGCTGCGAACGCACCGATCGTCACATTTGCGGTATTGAGGTTAGAAAGCGTGTTACCACCTTCCGAAATGATTGGACCTGCAACACTCAAGGAGGTCAAAGTACCGACAGATGTGATGTTGGTCTGTGCGGCTTGCAATTGGTTCGCTGCGAAAGCACCTATTATCACGTTTGCGGTATTGAGGTTCGAAAGCGTGTTACCGGAACCAGAAAACCAGCCCGATGTTGTTACACCCGTAACAGCTAAACTGGTCAAAGTACCGACGGACGTAATATTGGTCTGGGCGGTTTGTAGTTGGTTCGCGGCAAATGCGCCAATCACTACATTTGCAGTATTGAGGTTCGAAAGGGTATTACCAGACCCCGAAAACCACCCCGAAGTTGTTACACCTGTAACTGCTAGACTGGTCAAAGTACCTACGGACGTAATGTTGGTCTGTGCAGTCTGAAGCTGGTTCGCTGCGAAAGCACCGATGGTCACGTTTGCGGTATTGAGGTTCGAAAGCGTGTTACCGGACCCAGAAAACCAACCAGAGTTTGTTACACCCGTGACTGCTAGACTGGTCAGAGTACCGACCGATGTAATGTTGGTCTGGGCAGTCTGAAGTTGGTTAGCCGCAAAAGCACCGATGGTTACGTTTGCGGTGTTCAAGTTGGACAAGGTGTTACCGGACCCAGAAAACCAACCCGCAGCTGAGGAGCCCGTGACGGCAAGTGACGTGAGAGTACCTACGGAAGTAATATTTGTCTGGGCAGTCTGCAACTGGTTCGCTGCAAAGGCACCGATGGTGACATTAGCAGTGTTCAAGTTGGACAAGGTGTTACCGCC